AACGGTGTGCTCTTCCGATCTTATACGGTGTGCTCTTCCGATCTTGTGGGGTGTGCTCTTCCGATCTATAGCGGTGTGCTCTTCCGATCTGGCTCGGTGTGCTCTTCCGATCTCGTCCGGTGTGCTCTTCCGATCTTGACCCAAATACGTAATTATTAGGATTTGAAACAAAAGCGTTAGCAACCAATCTTCCTACATGGAAAATTTTGCTTGTGTTGTTTTTATACAGTTGCACGAAACCTGTCTTGTCTGGAATTAGAATTTTCTCTCTAATAAATGCGTTAGGCACGTTTGGTTTTTGCCTTCTTAATGTTTTTACATTTCCCATATCAGAAACCATGTAGTAACCTTCGTATCCTTCTATATCTTTGAATTTTTCAGCCATGATTTTTTTTTAATAGCTTCCCTGCGTTGTGCGTTTTGACGTTCGGATGTTTGTTTCTCGACCGCCTTTTTTGTATTTATCATACTCATTTGCGAAAGCAACGGTAATGAAATATCGCTTTGCGTCTGATATATGACCAAATTCTTCATACGATACACCTGTCATTGAGTTTGTTTTTTTGGACTTTTTTAAGCTTCCGTCTGAATCTTCGAGGGCGTAAGAGTAGTCAAATATGGATTTTTTACAGTTTTCACCTATTTGTATTGATATGTTTTCGTACTCGACTGCATAGACTTGATTTATGAAATTCCCGCTCTGAACAACCGAAGGATTGACCGACTGCATTCTTAACGTTGGCTTATAATCTCGAAGATACATTGAAACATCAGTAAAGAAGTTTTCCCCTTTCTCTTTTTTCGTATCTTCTTTCATTGAAGTTCTGTCTCCGTACACAAAAAGACCTTTTACCATTTCGGATGGGTATCGCTTAATAAATTCAGCGCAAACATGCTTTACCCTGTTTCGAGGGTCTTCCAAACAAATTTCATCAAACTGTTTAGCTGTTTTTTTGCCATCTTTTGATATGTGTATTTGCCACAAAAGGCATGTAAGATAAGGATTTACGTTTTCATCCCATGACATGTGTATTGCCAATTCAGGATTAAACAACTCTAATTTCCCATCAATGTACTTGTTTGATCGAACGTGAGTATTTGCGCTAAAGTCCTTCCAGAACTCGCCACCTGTACGTAATTTGCCCCAATTACCTAATCCGTAAATCTGGTAATAGTTAAAATCGGTTATTTTGTCCTTCTCGAAATCATCTATCGTGTGTTGGTCAACAAAGCCGCCTATCTGTTTTCCGTCCTTCCATTTCCCAACGATATAATAATTGTTCAGATACGTGACCTTATACACTACGAAATTGCCTTTATCGTTAATGTAGTGTTCGGTTATGTTTGTAGTGATTTCTTGTGGAATAAGGGTTTCGGTATCAAAAACCTTTGTCTTTATCCAGTGCGATTCATCAATTGGGTTGAATAGACCGATTATTTGCTGGTTCTTGCGACCCCTGAGACGTTTTCTTATCTGCTTTAGGTCTGTTTCTTCAAACTGGCTCATTTCTTCCAAAACAACCCTTTTGAAGTTTGCTAGTCCTTTTATCTTCTCACTGTCATCTAGCCCACGAAAGCGAATGTAAGAGCCTGTTATAAGGCATTCTATGTAATTGATTTGGCACTTGAAAAATTGAGATAATCCCCAATCTTCGATAATCTTTACATAATCGGAATAAATGGAGTCTTTTATGTCAACCCCGAACTTCCTAAGAACCATCACATTCTCCTCCCTGTTTTCTAAAAGAGCCGTAATGTCAGACTGAACATAGGTAAATGTTTTCGAAGCTGACGACCCACCATATAAAAAAATGTACCTAATATCAGGGTTGGCTAAATCTTTTTTGATATGCCAATAAATGTCATTGAATAGTTCTGGGTTGAAATCAATCTTGATCTGATTTACCATATCCCACTTTTATCATGTTTACTTGTCCTGAAAGTTCGGTTTCAGTTCTTTCAATATACCCACGTTTTTTACCTTTTGTCTTTAGATAAAAAATTGTTGCAGTGTCAGAACCATTTTTGATTGACTCAAATAGTTTAGACTCTGCAAAATCAATGGCCTTTTCTGCAATATCGTCAACCTCCGATTTAAAATCAGCATCCTCTTGGCAATATTGGTAAAACGTCTTTCGAGTTGTATTTGCTTTTTTACAGGCATGGGAAACTATGCCAAGACTTTTGTCCAAGCATTCTAGCAATGTCTTTTTTAAAGTGTCACTTTTGGCACTTCTAACCTCTTCTAACTTGGTCATAATCAGAATTTAATTAAAAAGGAACGCCACTAACTTTTCTATCTTTTGCTGGTTTCAATCCTTTTTTCTTTGGACTTATCCCTGATTTTTTGTATGCAATTGCTTGCTTTCTACTCATTCCTGATGCGTAAGCTCCCATCTTCTTATTTTTTAATAGCCTCCCAAAGTTTTTTACCTCTTACCGTTTTATCTATTGTTTTATAGACTTCTACGATGTTTTGGTGGTAAAGATAATAAAAATCATACAATTCAGTATTTTCTTCTATTGAAAATTCTTCTATACATCCAGAACTGATAAGGTTGGCACTTCCTTTAATAACTACTTTTGATCCATTTTCTGTTTCAATTAGGCAAACTTTAGTATGGGAGTCGGCTACTGCTAATTGAAAACGGTCTTCTATATCTAAATGGTCATAAGTGTACTGGACTATTGTATGTCGTTTGTGTGAAAAGTGAAATCCTGAAACAATTAAATCTAAGTTTTCGATATACCCAGTTTCCATTAATTCAAGTAAACTATCTACACTTTCGTAACCCATTGATAAAGTCGAAATTGTCATTTTCTTTGCTATTATGCCATTTTCGACAAGAAAGCACTCTATAAAGTCTCCAAAAATAAACGAGCCGTTTACGATTACGTGAGCGCACATGCCTTTTGTTGGCTTTAAATCTTGCGCTAGTTTTTTGCGTTGTCGTACTTTAGTAAATGTGTTGCTCTTTCTTTTGATCTTGGTGGTTTAATGTACCTTGTTTCAAATACATCTTCGATTTCTAAATCGAAATCTGAAAATCCATCAAAGTCGCTGTCTATTTGAAAACCTTCCATACTTAAATATACTAAAAATCAGAGACTTATACTAATTCCCATTTGACAAATTTACGCTTTTATTTTACTATTTAAGTCTAAACTGTTTGGTCTTACTTTTAGCCTAACTTTTCAATTTAAAAACTACCTGCAAGCTTCGGTATCTTGTCATTGCGGTTTCACTCGCTCGAAGACCTATCTTACAAGGTAGTTTTAGGCATCACAATAGGACTTGAACCTATGACCCATACCGC